GCCGCTAACAAGGGTCAGACCTTGAGGCTGGTTGGAAGAACCGGTGCCATAGATAGCAGCGCGGTCAATTTCCAGAGCAATCACACGAGCAAGATCATTGCGGATCATGCCTTCAACGTCGATGCTGCTTTGAAGCAGAAGACGACGGGAGTAGTCAACAAAAGCACCCACGGTTTTGGGGCTCATGTTCACCTGATCGACTGCCTGCTGGCTTTCGGTAGGTGAAGAATTTTCTCCAACCCAGTAAGCCGTTGCAGCTGAAGTCTGGCGCGGGATAGAAATGTTGCCCTGCAGACCAGTCAGCATGGTTGCACCGGCCTGTGAAATCGACAGGCGGTTGCGCAGCAGATCAATGAAGCTGCCGGACAGCAGCACGTCATCAACCAAATCACCACCGGCGGTAGGAGTGCCTACAACCAGATCACGACGGAGAACTTCGTTAGGCACCACAATGCCGTTAGAAGAACGCTCGTATTTCTTGGCTGCGGCTTCGCCAACTTCAATCTCGAACTCAGCTTCACGACGAGCGTGAGCATCGCCCTGGTTAGCCAGGAAGTTCAGAGCTTTAACGAAGCTGAAGGAGCGAGTCTCCTTTTCGGTCAAGCCAAGGTCGTTGGCGGTGATGCTGTGTTCCACGGGTTGGGTGCCGATTTTTTCGAGGAATGCAGCACGGGCCTCATCGACAGACTTGCCGCCGTCGATCAGTTCACGTGCCAGATCAGGTAGAGCATGACGCTCGCCCAGCTTTGAGATAGAAGAAGTCCGGTTACGCTCGGCCTCTACGGCCTCGGACCGGATCACCTCCAGGTCAGGAGTGTTATCCATGACGGATTCAGTCATAGTGTTTACAGGAGATGCGGTTGAAGCCGCAGGCTCAGAATTGGTGTCCTCTAAAGAACGCCCAACTCCTACGGTTGGATCAGCAGGAATGCTGACAACACTAACTTCGTAAGGCGACCAATTGGTCGCTACGAAATCACTTTCGCGCTCCTCCATCTTATCGATGGAGTAACCGAAAGAAACGCCGCGAAGGATTCCATCGCGAACGTCTTCAAGCACTTCTTGCGCAAATTTATTGCGCGAGAAACGCACTTTGGCATAACCGCGTTTCTTGCCACCATCGATCCATGCACGCTCGACAACGCCGATCATGCGATCTGGGTCATGGTTGAACAGCAACGGTGCGCCGTCATTGAGCCGCGAAAGATTCGCGGACTCCATCTCATGGCTCAAGACTTCGTTGCCGAAATAACGAGCCACGGGATATTCGGAGCTGAATGGAAATTCCATGCTCCGATCGTCAAGCATGTTGAAACTTGTGGATTCAACACGCTGGAACTTTGAGCCTTCAATTTCGCGAGTTAGATCCTTTTTTGGTTCTTCCTCTGCGATAACTTCTGGCGCTTCAGGATTAACTTCCATTGCGCGTAATGCTGCGATCTTTTTCAGTGTACTAAAGCGATGCCCAGCATAAACATCGGTCTCGCGCCAGCCTTCGCTTCCTTCGCGATAAATTTGAATTAGCGCTGCGGGATCGTCTTCTTCGCCGTTGATAACAACTTCTGCGCCAGGTACGTCAAGCTGTCCATCACGAATTACCTTCGTGATCTTGCCTTGCGCGTTGCCTCCGGGAGTGTTCCAGCGAACAAAGTCTCCAACCTTGAGCCCATCAGGCTCTGCTCTCTCTTCAGTGTCAATTGTGCGATCCATAGCCTCAACAAGTCGATCAGACCAATTTTTACCTGCATCACCACCCCATGCAGCCCATGCCACACGACCTGGCGATGGATAACCCTCCTCTCCAGGGCTAAATCCTTCAGCGTCTTTGTCTACTTCATGACGTGCAAACCATGCGCTCATGGTCACAATGGTCTCATCATTTAACTCATCACCGCTCAAGATCTGACCAGCGCGTCGAGCAGCGACATCGGTGCCGCCCTTGCGGCCTTCTTCTTTCCAGTCCCTATAACGCTGCGCTTCTTCGCGCATCCCCTCGGTCGGCATTGCAGGCATTACTCGATTACCTCCGGCGGCTGCTCAATGATGTCGCGGTCAAGCTCAACATTAAGATCACTTGCTGTTTGTTGCTCTCGAGCGAACTCAGTAAGGTTGTCGTAAAAATCGCCGCCTAGCTTCGCGACAATTTGCGCCTTCGTCATGTAACCGGCCTGCTCCATCTCGCGATAAGCCTTAGCCTCTTTCAGCGGATCAACCCAATCCCAGCCACGAGCCATCCAACGAGGAGAGTCGTAACGCTCAGGGCGAGTGTCATAGTCATCAAAAGGCAACTCCCCTGCCAATACCGCAAGGTTCAGCCACTCGCGGAACACACGATTGTGGAAGTGCTCAATCAGATAAGCCTGAACGACTTTCCAATGCTCGCGATCCTCAAGCAAGCTCAACCTTGAGCTGCTGTAATTCGTCTCACTAAAGTCACGGCTCAGGGTCTCATAGCTACAACCAAAACCACTTGCAAACCTGCGCACCTTATTGCGCACAAACATCTCAAACTGCTGATCCGGTGAGTCGATGTTCGGCACCGTTACGTTTTGACCGGGCTCCAGATACTTGAACATCCCAGGCTCAAACTCTGAAATCCGGCGACCGTCTTCAACGTCATCACCTTCAAGCTCGCCCTCAGGACTCGTAACGAATCCCATGATCGATGCTCCAGCACGGGCGCGGATTACTGCAGCCTCCTCATAACCCTGCAGTTGATGTGCATCGCTCATCACAGGGTGGAACCACGGCACACCGCGATTTTGCTGCGGACGCTCTGGGATGAACAGATGGATTACATCCTCTGCGGGCAAAAATACGTGCTTGTCGCCTTTCTGTGGTGCGTTCTGGAACCAGTAATCACCTGGATGGCGAGTCAAAAATGCGTACCGCACAGGGCGGCCCCATTCGTTGACCTCAACGCCCATCCGCCACTCATTCCTCTTAGCAAGCGTTGGACCCTGATACTCTTCGTCCAAAACGTCGGACTCAAGCATCTCAAGCGCCAAGGGCACTCGACTGCCGCCAAACGGACGACGAATAATCCTGAATAGCGCTTCACCTGACTCTGGCAATGCACCAGTCGCCAGCCATTCCATCATGTGGAAGCTGTGCCGACCAGCAACATCACAATGCTGAGCGCGAGTCCAGAGACTCCACTTCTCTTCAATCAGTCGATTGATCGCTTCGCTTGGCTTACGACTGCGAATCTGCTGCACTTGTGATTGCAGCTTGATGCCACTACCGACAACGTTTATCTGCGTTGTACGTTTCGCTTGCTTTGCGTACGGATTGTTCCGTACCATTTCGCGCGAACGATCGCGCAGTTTGCGCAAACTGTTGCGAATCTCGGCATCAGCACTCGACTGAGTGCTCATCCAATCATTCGTTAGTCGCGAGATAATTGCGCCTGCGTAACTACGGCGCCGACGACGAGGCTGTTGCTGCGGAATAGGCTGCAATCCGAGCCTTCTAAGAAATCGTGTACGAAGTCCCATCAGCCTCGATCGAATCGAACGTAAAGATTATGTGGATCACCAAGACCAGAGGCGATCAGCTTGGCTTTGTTCTCCTTGGCCACAATTGACTTTAGCCTTGACTCAAGCTCAAGTAATTCAGATAGTTCGTACCTTTTCAGGTTTCGATTCCCGATCCTGTACTCAGATACAGCTCCACCGCTAATTAGGCTTCTGATTGCAGCCTTAACTGCATCTAGGTCTTGCTCTGCCTGTGACCTGCCATCAAATGCACTAGGGGTGCCGGAATAAGCCAGTGAAGGCTTGACCTCGATCTGCCCTCGGCTGTACTCCTGAATCGTGCCGTCGCTGATCTTTGTCGCGACTGCTTGGAAATACCAGTCAGTACTGGCATCCATCGCGCCAGTCACTGCTGCTGATAGCACGGTCTTCCAGCCGCTGTTATACGCAACCGCAGTAGCAGTAACACCCTCACCTGCAGTGTTCAGGCGAAAGTAATAAGTAAGCGTATGAGTGGTGCTAGTTACTGCGTCGCCAAAAACATCAACTGTCTCGGCATCAGTCCACACCGCATCCACGCCACTTGTTATGGATGGTGGGATCGCCATCGACAAAATTATCGACTGATATGCAAAAGTCTAACTCTTACCACTGATTGACGAAACTCCTTCCACTCTTTTTGATCTGTACGCTGCGGCGTTCCTTTCTTTCTTCAGGTGCTTTTTCCATTTGATCCCAAAGTGTTCTGCGATCCTTGATCTGATAAACCCGATTTAACGCTGCATACGCATAAACAAGTTCGTCCAGCGCTTCGTTTCTTGCGCTGCTCTTCTTTACCCAGATTCTTTCAGGAAATCCATTCTTGAATCGCATGATCTGCTTTTCTGCCGTCAACTCCTCGAAATAATCGTTATCGACTGTTGGGTAAAAATGCAGATACCCTGCGCCAGGGTCATTGTGCTTCAACCTGCCGAATAGCAGTGACTTGATCGTGTCCGAGCCCACCGGAAATACCTGAGCACCCTTCTTCAGCGTCTTCCCGTTTGCATTCAGGTCAACCTTGCTTGCTTTTCCAATCGGTGGCTTGTTCTTCGTAGACATGCCTTTGATTGCAACCACGCCTAGACCCTGACGCTCCCTTGCGTACTGATACACCTCAGCCGTGTGGTGGCCGCCAGAGTCAATCGCAACCACCATTGGCTTCAGCTTCCGATCGCCATCACCCGGATACGGTGCCTGCAAAATCTCGTCCAACTGCTTCCATACCTCACCACGAGACGGATCACCATAAATTTTCACTCGATCAATCAGCCACCCTTCTTCCTCGCGACCCCAACCCCAAACGCTCAGCGACAAGCGATCATCCTGCACGTCGCAACCAATAGTCAGCAGCAAAGCCTCACTCGGCACATTGCCCTGCTGGTACTCCTCAATCGCAGCACGTTCACTCAAAGCATCCGCGCCAACCTTCGACGCATACTCGTCCTCCCACGTCTCACCCAAGACCGTATTGACAAACGTCTTCAACTGCTCTGCGTCATTCTTTGCGTCCAGAAATTCCTCAACCAAGTTCTGCCAAGTTGCATTAGGGCTATAGCTGTAAGCTGCCCAGATGTGGAACGACACATGTTTGCCGTTCCCTGGCGCGGTGGGCCGCCACTCACCGCGTTCAACCATCCAACGCTTTTTCGACGCAGGGATCCACACGCCACATCCTTCGCACGCATAACTCGCAGTATCGGGGTCGTCATCTCGCCACTTGATGTTTGCCCATTTCAAGTACTGCATGTGACCGCAGTCGGGGCACGGCACGAAATATCGACGCTGATCGCCCTGCAGGAACATACGCTCCACACGGCTGAAATCCTTCACCGTTGGCGTGCTGCCGGAAACGATCTTGCGATTCCAGTAATACTCCGTACGGCGGATACCAAGCTTGATCTGGTCACCCTCGGTGCCAGCTGATGCTGGATAGCCATCAATCTCGTCAAACAACACAACACGACGGCTCACCCTCCTGAAGCCGCGTGGTGAGTTTGCGCCGACCAAGCTCAAGCTCCCGCCAGGGAACTGCTTTT